CAATAGCCGCGGCCCACGAATCTTCTTCTAAATTATCGTCCCGAAAAACATCCGCCCGTACACGAGCGGTTTTTTTATTCACGGAAGCGGTGGTCTTGAACATGACGCGCTCTGTGTCTGCGGCGAGCAGCGCTACGATATCCGAGCCCGATGCTTCCAAAGGCCTTTTCTCTGCACCCGAGTTCGTGGAGAAATGATAGTAAAGCGTCTTCCGATCTTTTTTTACAACGGAGGATTTGACTTGAATCCGGAGCAACTGCCCACGGACCTCGGCTATGATGTCCACTTCGTTGTAGTTCACAATGGAGCAGTCCACCCCCAGCTTCATAAGCTTGAGAGCGCAGATCAATTCTCCAATTGTCCCGCGCCGAATGTTATGCATAAAAAAATTATACAGAGGTATTTTTAGATTGCACCCATGAATGCGTTGATATAGGATACTTTTACTCATGTCGTACAGCATGATGATTCCTTGTTGACTCCTTGTTGAATCTGAAACGGCCCCCTGTATCTGGGGGTCGTTTCTTTTTGTTTGACATACTCGCATACAGCATCTACGCTGCCTCCATAAACCAGAGGAGGAGTTATGCAGTCCCGCATGATGAGTTTAATGGAGGCCCATACTAACGCCGTGGTCGGCTTGGGGGTCTCTTGGTGCTTTACATACTGGGGCCTGCCCCTGTTTGGTCTAGAGCCCAGCCCGGTCGAAGCAACCCAAATCACCGCCGTTTATTTCTTTCTAAGCGTAGGGCGTTCTTACGTTCTGCGACGTGTGTTTAACCAGTTACGACCTCGGAGGTTTTTTTAATGAGTATTTCCAAACGCCTCATAGAACAAGAACAAGAACTAGACGAACTAGACGAAATATACGAAGCGAAACTTGTGCTGAACCTTGCCTCAAGCATGCCGTGGCCACAGGCCTGCCTTCAGATGGACAATCTGATAAAATCTTTCCTCAAGCGGGACGACTTGTCAAAAAAAGATAGGATAGAAATGCTCGCAGCATGGGAGAGGATACAGCGCGGGTGATCGATTTTGATGACGAGGACGAGGACGAGGACGACGATCAGAAGGAAGCTAAAGCAATGAGTGAAATGATTGATTTGTCGAAAAGACTGGAAGATTTACCGGAGTCCCCGCGTCTTGCGGGGATCACCACCGGGGCTTGTCTTGAGATCCTCATGGCGTTGGACGATGCCGAAGACATTATGACATTGATCGCGGCTTCCCTGCACCATGCCCGCGCCATACTGGACAGTAACTACATCTACCATTCAGATAAGGAGAAATTACATTGATCCCCGGAAAACTTTACATGCAATCCAACAACCGAATGTGGCGGTTGGTGCAGCAAGTGGACGGCGACCTGTGGTTTGCTCACACCGTCGTAGCAGACAGTATGCACGTGAAAGGCGTCAGCACGCCCATCCATGTCATCAACGTCTCTCATATGGAGGAAGCGCCGGATGTGGAAAATGCCTTGGCAGCAAGATGACCGCCCTAGCGACGTTGTCTGTCGCATGTTTTACGTCTATCGCAAGAACACGATGGACATTGCCAAAACCTTGAACATCAAAGAATTTGAGGTGTGGAACCACCTTAACGAGGGAGGAGACAAGTGGCTGAAGAAAAATCAAAAATCATGTTCGTAAACCAATACACGCGAGCGGGCGTAAACGGGCGGGATATTTCCTGCCCCCGTTGCCTGCACGGGTCGCACGTTTTTCATTTCGATTGGGACGCGCTGGTCTGTCTTTCATGCAAAAGCCCCGTCGATAAGACCGATTGGATCGATGAGACGGGCATGCAAAGCCGCCAACGGGATTTGGATCGCAAAAACAAAAACCCGGCTTATGTTCCGGGCAACATGGGTCACTACGAGCGCACAGATATCCAGCGCCAAAAAGAGATGCAGGCTGCTGAAGATAAATGGAATGAAACCGGCGCGGTTTTTGATGACGCAAAAGTAAAAGATAAAAAGGCAGTCTTATGGAAAACGTAAACCTTTTAAACCTCCACCCAAACGAGTGGACGGCAATCGGGCACCGTAGCTACAGGGTCGGCCCTATCGAATGGGACGTGCATCGCGAGTTTGCAGAACGCATGTTTGGCAAACCCCGATTGGAACATCTGGAAAAACAGGACCTGTTTCGCAAATACGTGAGGCTTGCCGAGCAGGATGCCATTTGGCTCTTTCATCGTCGTATGCCCGGCACCTCCACGTTCGATCTTATTGTCATGCCGAAAAACACTAACAAACCCGCCAAGCCAATCCAAGTGGTCTTCTCGGCGGATAAAGAGGCTGCGTGAGACCGTACTACGAGAACCAGCGCGATCTGACCAACGAGGATTTGGTCGCCACGGCACTGAAAGAGAAGGGCATGGACCTTGTAAAGATGCCCGTAAGCTATCGCCTTGATTTCGCCATGTTACGCAAGGGTAGGGTTTTTGGGTTTGCAGAGGTAAAAACACGAAACAACCGACACGACAAATACCCCACGCTGATGATTTCGTTGGGCAAGGTCATGGCCGCACGCCAACTATCAGAAGTAACGGGCACGCGGTCAATTCTATTAGTGAAATTTCTCGATGGACTGTACTGGTGCGATTTTGCATCGCCCTTCGACTTGGAAATTGGCGGCAGGACAGACCGTCAGGACGACGCGGATATAGAACCTGTCGCGCACTTTCCAATGAAGGTCTTTCGAATGTTTGGAAAGTCACCGCTGGAGAAGGACACATGAACACACCCGTAGATTACAAACCTTGGTACACGGACCTCGTGCCTTGCGATTTCTGCGGGCAACTAACGCGTGGGCGAGTTTACGCCGGTGCAAATCAAGTGGTTTGCGGATCGTGCAACACGGTGATCGCAGACGACGTTAAAAAAGCTCGTCCTGATTGGGGTTGACATTATCCCATAGTAAGACCTAACGTGTCTGCGTCTACAACACAGGAGTCAAAAAATGACCAAGACTAAAGAACAGATCCCCGGTTGCAAACGCTGCCGAGGAAAGATCTCCGGCACGGTGATGTGGGAATACGAAGAAGAGGTTAGCGTCCCTGAGTTCCTGCGGCGGTTAAACAAGCTTTTAAAAAGCCCGGTTCTGATGATGATGGAATGCGACGGCGACATGCTCATGTCAGAATACCAGAAGCTGGTGTATGCCCATTACAAGCTGTCCAGCGTGGTTCGCAAAATGGAAGAAGAAACTAACGAGTAAACGAAAGGGGGCCGCGAGGCCCCCTTTTACTTTGCCTTGATGTCCCAACTAAACGTCAGGCCATCAAACGAAACACCATCCTTAGAAAACGTGATGGTGCCGAATAGAGTTTTCAGCACGAGCGGTTCCATAGGCAACTACCCCTTTTTTAATGGAAGACCACAAACCAGCAATCCAACGCCGGTAACCGTGGTCCGAAATAAAAGCATCGAGCGTGATGCCAGCGAAAAAAAGCATGTCAGTAATCTCCTTCTATAATGATATAAGCTCTTCTATGGTGCAGTGCAACATAAAACCCCCTGACCCCAACACATGGAATTATTCTAAATAATACGGTGCCGCCGAGAGCGCGTCGCCATACGTTAGTCAGCAGAAAAAGTACCGACAATCACGGCCCACGGTTCTTCCGAGTAGTTCCAAAAACAGGAAAAGTAAACAGGGTCAAAGGGTTAAGCCCAAAACAGGGCTCCTCGAGCCGGGTTACAAAAAACGGTAACGGTTATATAGGGCTCTGAGATTATTTTTTTTATTTTTTCATAAACTACCCGTAACCAGTGTAACCGTGTAACCAGTATAGGTAACTGTATAGAATATATAGATTCTTAGGGTACATATTAACGGTTACACCTTGAATACAATAATGTAACCATATGTAGAACCCAAATCGGGCTTAATGGCATCTGAGCCGAAAAAAAATACTTTTAAATTTCCAGAGTATATACACCGGGACGGGGCTTGGTATAGGATGTACGCCAATTAACTGCCCACAGGATGCTGATGAAAAACCGACCTCACAAGGCCAAGAGCCGAGATCTTATTGACCGCCCTCTGACCCGGAAACAGGAGCTCTTCGTGAAGGAGCTTGTTTCCAAGGACGGCCAGATCACAATGCGTGAGGCGGCCATCAATGCGGGGTACAGCGCGGGCGCTTCCCATACCCGAGCTTATGAGCTCACCAACCCCCACATCTCCCCGCATGTCTGCAAGGCAATCCGTGAATACCGGGCCGAGCTTGATGAGAAGTATGGCGTGAGCTACCGCCGCCACCTTCGTGATCTTCAGACCATCCGGGACATGGCCTTGCAGAGCGGCGCTTATAGCGCGGCGGTACAGGCCGAGTATCGGCGCGGTCAGGCGCAGGGAGATATTTACGTTAGTAAGTCTGAGATCAGACATGGCAGCATTGACTCGATGTCGAAGGACGAA